AAATAGTTTTCATATTCAGCAATAATTTGCTCATGAATTGTTGACATATCTTTCTCCTGTAATGTGTTTATAAACGGTGCTCCAGAACTTTGCAAGTGGAATACCGTCTACGAATTCGTTCTTATTATATTCGTGTTCGATGATGATAGGGTTCAGTCCAAGTCGTTTACCGACCAATGCATTTTCTACCTTATCTTCTATCCACCAGGCCCCTGAACCTTCGTACTTTGCAAGTGCTTCATCTTTGTCAGCACCCGTAGGCAAAAAGGTAATGTCGGAAATAGTGCCTTTACCAAACACATCTTCGCAGTTCATTCTGCGTAGTGCTTGTGCAGGCCTGTCCGTGTGTAATGATGTGATAGCCTTAAATTCATAGCCTTTTTCTTTAAGTGCTTTCATAACCTCTACACTGTCTCTCAATGGTTCCAAGAAAGCGATCCAAGCACTTCTGTTGAAATACTCGATTAAGAACTTGCCTTGTTCTACACTTATCTCTTTACCATGTCGTTCTTGCATCCATTCAGTAACTTTGTATTTTGTATTGTCTACTTCAACAATATTTTCCAAAGCCATGAATTGTAAGAAACTGTTCTTCCAGTCTAAGACTGTACCGTCAATATCGATTAAAATTAATTTGTTGCTCATGATAATGTTTTAATCCCTGTGGTTACTTCAATATACTTCTTCTGTGTCTCCTTCTCACACTCTGCAATAACCATTACACTTGTTCTTGGTAGTGTAATATCTGCAAGTGGATTAGCAGTCATCATAAAGGAACCTAACACAAGACCTTTTGGACCTTGCATCAGTGTTAACGGCTTATGCAATTTGTAAACATCATCTCCAATAGATTCAATACGAGCAACTATCTCTTCTCCTGATACGAGTTTGATAGATACAGTATCTCCTTTTTTGTATGGTGTTTCAATTAGCATTATTGTTTAATTCCTTCCATTCCGGTTTCTTCAACATATGAAGCCAAAGCCTCATAGCCTCCTATATACTTACCGTTAAGGATAATTTGCGGTACCGATCTTGGCTGTGGCATACCATTTACTTCAAATTCTTCAAGTAATTGCTCACGGGTTAAGTCTGTTCCGACTTCTTTTACTGTGTATTCAATATTCAAATTATCTAATAGTGCCTTTGCTTTAACACACGAAGGGCAAGATGGTTTTGAATAAACGACTGTTGGTTGTTTGCTCATTGTACTTCCTTTGCTTTTGGTTATAGAGTAAATCCTTTGAACGTATCTTTTTCTACGTCTTGTTTAATTCCACCAATTAGATAACTCTCGACTTCTGTTTCTTGTGGTGCGACTTGTAATCCTGCACTTGACAACCAATGTTGTGTCCAAGGTAAAGGATTAGTGTTAAGTGGACGATCGTAAATTGTTTTAAGACCAAGTGCTTTCAATCTCTTGTTAGCAATAAACTCTACATAGGCATGTAGTAAGTTCTCGTTCAAACCAATAATTGATCCGTCTTTGAACAAATAGTCTGCCCAACGTTTTTCTTCGTCAACACAATCTCTCCACATCTGATAAACATCTTCTTCACATTCTTTTGCAATCTTAACAAAGTCTGGATCGTCATCACCTTTCGCCCAATGCTTTAGAATGTGCGTTGAAAGGTTAAGGTGTGTTGCTTCATCTCTTGCAATTAATGAAATGATCTTTGCAGACCCTTCCATAAGTTTAAGTTCACCAAATGCAAACGTACATGCAAATGAAACATAAAAACGTAAACCTTCTAAGATGTTTACAGTCATCATTGCTTTGTACAAAGATTTTTTAACTTCGTAAAGTGTTCCTTTACCATGTTGAAAATATTGATTTGCAATTTCATTAAATGCATCGTATTCTTTTGTTACACTTTCAGCACGTTCAATAATTTTTTCATCATCTAAGATAGTGTCAAACACTTCACTTGGATTTGCATATACATTTTTTACAATGTGTGTATATGAACGACTGTGAATAGTTTCAAAGAAATCCCATGCTACAATACAACTTTCTAATTCTGGATTAGAACAGTATGGCAAGAATGCTAAACAAGGACCACGTCCTTGTACACTGTCGAGCAGTGTTTGATATTTTAAATTACTTGTAAAGATATGTTTTTGCTCTGGACGAAATTCAGCATAGTCGCCTCTGTCCTTTTGCAAACTAACTTCTTCAGGTCTCCAAAAATAACCAAGCATTGTTTGATTAAGTTTGTCATATTCTGGATACTTGAATACGTCATAACGTTGTGTGTTTTGGTCTGCTCCAAAAAACATATGTTCCTTTGTGAAGTCAACCTTTTCACGATTGAATACTGTCTTTACCATTCTTTTCTGTGTGTCCTTCTTGCTCATTTACTACCCCTAAATTGCACATGCGTCGCAATGCTCGTCATCTACTGTTTCTGTTTGGCTTTCACCGTTGGTGTGTCCATTTGTACTTGTTATTGTAACACCATTTACATCATTGTCAACTTTTGTTTGTTCCAAAGATGTTTCTTTATCATCGTCACCTTTAAAGTCATAAGTGTTTTGATAGTAACTTGTTTTCCAACCCATCTTATAGGTAGTAAGTAAGTCCTTCATCATTACACTCATAGGAACTTCATTGTTTTCATACTGCAATGGATTGTAACTCCAGTTTCCACTAATGGCCTGGTCGAAAAACTTTTGCATTACAGCCACGATATTTATATAACCTTCGTTGCCTTTCATGTCCCATAATAGGGTATAAAAGTTCTTTAGTTGACCATACTGCGGAACAACTTGTTTAAGAGGCCCTTTTTTACTTTTCTTAACGGACAAGTATGCTCTAGGTGGTTCAATACCGTTTGTTGCGTTTGACACAACGGAACTGCTTTCTGATGGCATCTGTGCGGACAATGTTGAGTGCCGTAGGCCGTGTGTGGTAATAGATGATCTAAGATTCTCCCAATCATATTTGTATTTTTTAACGGATACAATCGCATCAATATCTTTTTTATATGTGTCAATCGGTAATATACCGTCACTATATTTTGTACGATGGAAGTATTCGCATGGACCTTTCTCTTTTGCTAATTCGTTCGATGACTTTAATAAGAAGTACTGGAACGCTTCAGTAAGATCGTGTACAAGTTTCCATGCTTCTTTGTCGCTGTATTTAACCTTATGTTTAGCAAGGTAATGTGCAAGTCCAATATAACCAACACCAAGAGATCGTCTAGCCTTAGTTGAAATCTCGGCCGCCTTAACAGGATAACCTTGATAATCAATTATTTCTTCTAATGCTCTGACAGCAAGATCACATAACGGTTCTAATTCTTCTAGGTGATTAATTAAACCAACATTGATTGCTGAAAGAATACAAAGAGCAATTTCACCATTTTCATCATCAATGTGCTGTACAGGTTTTGTTGGTAATGTAATTTCCTGACACAGATTACTCATATACACAGTATCCTTAAAGGAAGAGTGTGTATTACAGTGATCCACATTCATAATATAGATACGTCCGGTTTCTGCTCGTTCTTTAAGTAACGCAGAAAATAGATCCATTGCTTTTAAAGTTTTCTTACGGATAGATGTATCCTTTTCATATTTTGCATATAGTTGAGCAAACTTATCTTGATCAGCGTAAAATGCTTCATACAAATCTGGAACATCATGTGGCGAGAAAAGAGTTATGTCTTTATTAGATAACAGCCTTTCGTACATAGTTTTGTTAAGTTGAATTGAATAATCTAACTTACGTACTCTGTTATCGTCTGTACCTTTGTTGTTCTTTAGTACAAGGACGTCTTCGATTTCATAATGCCATAAAGGGAAATGCGTAGTAGCACTTCCGCCACGTACACCATTTTGTGTACAACTGCGTACTGTACTTTCGTAAACTTTAAGGAAAGGAATCACACCTGTGTGTGCTACTTCTCCACCTCTGATTTTTGAATTAATTGCTCGTACTCGTCCTGAGTTGATACCAATACCTGCCCTTTGAGCAATGTAGTAACCGATCGCACTATTGCTACTAAAAATAGAACTAAGAGTATCATCCACATCAACAAGAACGCAACTGGCAAACTGACGAATAGGAGTACGCACTCCAGCCATGACAGGGGTTGGTATGTTGACTTTAAAAAGTGAGGTCGCGTCATAATATTTTTTCACGT